CCCAGGTCCACTTCTGCTCGTTCTCGCACATCACTGAGCCACTGCACGGTCGATTCATCAGCCAGGGCATATAGCATAAAATAAGCCTGGAGTAGGTCCTGTTCCTGTTCTCCAACATGACGTAGAGTGTAACGATGACGCTGTGGGTACAAGGGATTAACATGCCGAGCTTCATATTTGTAGCCGGCGAGCCCTGGAGCGGAGAGCATGTTTGACCAGACAACCGGTCTTTCCTAGCTCATCCACAAACAACCTCACTTTCTCATCGTTCCAGTCCACGTTCATGAGGACATCATCACCTAGATCCCACTCAACGGGCCTCTCTTTCCATCCTAGCCTTATCAACGCCAGCAGAGTCTGCGAACGCTGGGCAAACCCATTCAAGGACAAAGTGGGTAAGCCCCCAGATTTTTGCAAGCCGAACACCTTTTGCCTCACAACTTCACCACTCGGTAACCGGTATAAAGCCCCAGGGCCCAATAGGAAATACATCCTGGACCACAGGGCATTCGCGTAGTCGTCATCAAGTCCCTTGCACCCGGATAGTCGCATTTCAATGTAAGCAGCGACCACCCATGCAGGCATAGTCCAATCCCAAGCGGTCTTGTCAATAGCCAAACTCCTATCCGCAGGAAACACTTTCCGAAGTAATCTGTACCCTTCTGGCAGAGGAGCCCAGCCGTTCTTTGAGTTCAGCCTAGCTACTTCTCTGACTTCCAGGAACAACCAGGGATACATTAGGACCCTGTCGACCATTTGGTCAACTAGGGACACACACGTTATCAACCTGTACCTGCCTTCAGACAGCTTCTTTGCGGTATGCGGTTCATTTTTGACAAAGACTTTCAAGGGATCGACCATTATTGCTTGGTTTTGCTCTTCTTCGCGGGAGGCGGCTGGGCCACGACTATCTTCGAAATCGTAGCCTCTTGCCCGGGCGTGAGCCCAAGCTCGTACCGCAGAAAACTCCTTCGTGAGAAGTCGTAATCTGGACTCCACTCGTTGTTTGAGCATAGCCAGCTCTGATAGTCGCGTATATGCTGCACCATCCCATCCCAGACAATCTCCGATTGTTGAATAACTGGAGAAGGCGCCGAGACCGGGGGAGGCGTCTTTATTAAGGGTTTTGACGATTTCACCGAAGTACC